AACGCCTCGGCTGCCGATATCGTCCCACCCCGGATATGGGAGATAGAGACAGCCCACTTCGCGATCTGCGCGAGCTTGTCCGGCCCGAGACCCTTCATCAGGGCATCCCCGGCGGTCCTCGCCGCGGCAGCTTCCCCGATCAGCCCTTTGGATTGTTCGCCGATGATGCTGACAAGTTCCTTCCCGGTCATCCCGTACTGGCGGGCCAGCGCATCGAGGGAACGCAACGCCTCCTCGTGCTTGGCGTATGCCTCGACGTATTGCAGCATCTTCTGAAGCGCAAGGTATGCGGCGACCGTGGCGGCAGTGAATCCCCGCCAGTTTTCCTTGAGCTTCTGAGTAATCCCATGCGTACGGGCCCCGAGCTTCTCCGTGGCATCCCCGGCCATACGTATCCCAGTGATGGCGCCGGTGGCGTCCGCTGTCACGATGACGCTTATTTTGTTTTCACTTGCCATTGGGGATGTATACCTCCAATTCGGCCTTGAGAATTCCCATGTCCAGCCATTCGTCCACCGTCAGCTCGTTCGGCTTGAACGGATACCCCGCCTTGGACATGCGGAGAAGGAACAGCATCTTCGAGAAATATGGCGACGGGAAAAACTGATCTCTATGCTCGCAATTGGCGCAAAGGGCATCCAAGCCGCCAGGAGGGCAGGATGCCTCGCACTTCTTCTTCCGTTCTGGCGTGCAATTGTTCCGGAGCCGCCTTACTTGCTCGCCAAAGGGAGTTCTCCCTCTCCCCCTGTTTCCGCCGCTTCATCCTCCAAGCTGAACTGCGCTTCCTTCGTCGCCTCGTACACGTCGAAGGCGAATTTCGCCACGGTCGTGGAGAGGACGTTTCTCAAAAGCTGCTTCCAATCGGGGAAATAATCCGGGGACCCCGGATCGGAAGAGATGTCCTTCCCGTTCGCTTGGAAGATACCGTCCTGGAATCCAACCAGGATCTTGAGGCCGAAATCGATCCGCGTCGGAATGACGTTGGAGACGATCTTCCCGTTTTTCTGCTGGATGAGCTTCGCGTTGTAGGAGACAACCTCTTCCGTCGTCGGCCTGCGGTAGTACAGATCGAAGTTCACATCCTCCCCCCTGTGGTTCTTCGCCACGACGGGGAACCGATTCCTTTCGCACGTCAGGTCGAACATGGGCCCTCCTTCTCGCTAATTAAATTTCACGGCCACGTCATCTTCCCCGGCCGACGGGCAGACGAGCAACGATCCGTCCCAGGTCAGGATGTTCTCCCGGTCCGCATACTTCGCGGTATCCATCACGACCTTCGGGCAGGAGAGAACCATCCGGTTCCCCACGGTCGTCCCGACGCTGATCGCCATCGTCTGCTCCGTCCCTCCGGTGACGAGGGCGATCGGATCAAAGGCGGACAATACATCTGCCTCCGGGTCGATCTGGGCTACCACCTTTCGATCCTTGATAAACTGTGCGAGGAATCCCGTGGAAGCGTTCGCCGATGGTCGCTTCACGATCTCGTTGCCGTAATCCAGCTTGAAATTTTCGATGACTCCGGCGAAGGAACCGAGCATGAAAGTCGCCGACTTGAGAGCGGGGGGAATCGTCGCGTTGAAAACAGCGTCGGTCGGAATTGTGACATCGGCGGGCCCGGCATATAGCCCCGTGAAGTCCCACTTGATCTTGGCGAATTCACCCGCCGTCGCCTCCAAGGACCAATTGCCCCGTGCCCCGACGATGATGTACTTGTGCCCGTCTTGCCAGAAGTAGATCGTGATGGACGGCCCGTCCATGTCATCCTGCGGGGTGTACTTGACTTTCTGGGCGGTCACGACCTTGCTGGCCGTCGGCCCCTCATCCGTGAGGTTTTGCGATACATGGAGAACAAGCGTCTCGACCTGCGTCACCGTGAAAGGTCCAGTGTTCACCGAAAGGTTCGTGGTGATGGTGTCTCCTACCTCAAAGCCTTCCGTGATGAAACTGCCGTTTGCCCTCGTTATCGTATCCCCTGCCGTTGCGCAGGTAAGTTCCACAGATGCAGACACGACTGTGACCGTCTCCAGCATCCCGCAACCAACGAACAGGACACCGATCTCGGGAGGCGTGTTCGGCGTTGAGTCCCCACTACCCCGCACCTCCGTGTTGAAACTGATCTTGACCGCCTCCCCGAGCGAGATGGCGGGGCGGTTCCCGAGGAACGCCTTTACGTTCAGTCGCTCCATTCGCTTGAAGACCGGCTCCACCACAGGGAGGTCGCATAGGATCGCGTTGACCGCCGTGGTCGGGGTGGGGTCGACGCCGTAACCGCCAGTTTCCTTTTTCGCAAGGATCAACGCCTTATTCTTGAACATTTGACATCACCTCCTACGGCTGCCCCACCGGGTGCCGATACTGTATTTTGAACGTTAAATCGAACCCCGCCAGCCCCCGCGTGGGGTCCACGGCAAAGGGCTCGCATATATCTCTATCCGTTTGCAGTGCGTATCCCCCCCGAGTCACGTCGGCCAGCATCGCCGTATGGATCGCGGCGATGAGCGTCTCCATGTCGGAATCCTTGCAGAACACCTCTACGACCGCGGGGATCCAGAATTGCTCATACCCCATCGGCGGGGGAGATATTTCGTCGGTGCCGAGAATGACAAAAGCGGCCGGAAGGGACAAATCCTTCAGGTCCACCTCTGACCATTTCCCGGTCTCTACCTGGTTGATCCCGGTAACTGAAGAGATAGTCGTCCCGATGTCCGCGAGGATGCCAGAACGCTTGCTCATGTTACCGGCTCCTTGAGGAACAGAGTCGCCCAGCCGGTCTCGTCGACGTGGGGGGTTTTTGCAATCACGTATGTCACCCCTTCAATTTCAAGGGTGTCCCCCTTCGCTGCGTCTGTGATGAGCGAAAAAGCACAACCTGCCTGGATGGCGTATGCTTCCGGGCTGATTTGCCCGCCGAGGTTGATATTCTCGTCGTCTTTCATAAAAGCAACCCGGACCGTTCGCCGAGGCATCCCAGAAGGGGTGAGAACAGCATCTTTCCCAGAAAAATCATCATCCGTAAAAGCGTTATGTGAAAATTCAAATGCCATCGGACCCCCTGAAAAAACAGGAGAGGCGATCTCTCGCCCCTCCCGTCAGATCAGCCGCTTTCGGCTTAAGCCGTGATGTTGGAGAGCAGGTAGCCCGCCCCCGTGAACACGAACGCCTCGTCCGTATTCTGCCGGACCCGGTAGATGTCACTCCGTCTCGAATCCTCCCGATACGTCTCGACGACGATGTTTTCCGGAGAATCCTCGATCCAGAGGTAAGTGCGACCAAGACAAGGTTCGTAAATATCTTCTCCACCACTGGACACCGCGGCGAGAAGGGCGTATTCATCGTCCCATATGTCCGCGATAGAGACTGGTTTCCCTTTCTTTGCCGTATCCTTGATGGCGTTGCCGACTAAGACCTCGCCCACACCGAAATATTGCGCGAGAGTCCGCCGCTGCGCTTCTTCTCCGCCCATTTCTACGGGATTCGTGTATTTGAAGGCATTCAGGATTTCCGCCGACAGGAACAGGTTGTCAAACACAGTCTTGCTTATTGCCATGACATTGGGAATGAGTCCAGAAGCGAGCCGCATCGCCCTCTTGGCCGCCATGACGTCAGCCCTGGGAGTACAGCTTGCAGCAGTACTCCACTCGGTTGTGACAGCCGCAGTCTGGGTGATATTGGAGGGATTGAAGACCGCCGCCGCGATGCGTTTTTCCTGTCGGCGAAGGATGATATCGGTAGCCTTTTCCACCGATATTTCATCCACCCTCATGGCCTTGAGGTGTGCGTACATCTTCCTTTCCACATCATCGATCGGCAGTTCGATGCCGTTCTCTTTGCAGGCGTAGGTGCCGGTTTCGAATTCCCAATCCTCCCTGGGATATTCGCTGCGCGGAGCGCGGGAAGTATTTGTATCTTTCAACAGGGCCTCGAGGGGAATAACCGGATAATCGCCGCTGATGAATGGAACCCGCAGGATGGGGAGGATCTTGAGCCCCATGAATCCTTTCTGTTCCGCTTTGAGCAAAAGCTCGTATGCAATCACCCCGAGGTCGGGGCGCTGGATCGTCGTTGCGCTGGTCGGTCTGGGCATTGCCTTTTCCTCCTTCTTGAAAATGAAAAGGCCCGCGCTATGGCGGGCCTTAGCTTACGGGTTTATGGTTCCGGTGCTATGAGGTCAGGATCTTCTTGGTGTACTCGACCCAGGCGCCGTAGATGTAGACCGCGTCGCCGTCGTTCGTGCCGCCCAGGGTCAGAACCACGGAAAGCGTCCCCGGGGCCGCGAGCACACCGTCCGCCCCGCAGGTGAACGAGAGTACGGTCCCAGCCGCGACGATGGCCTGCGCCGCCGTGTCCTGGATGTCCGCGTTCGCCAGATCGCCCGCAGCGCAAGGATAGACTTCGCAGTCAAGCGTGAGTACATCGAGATCCGCTGCCTTCGATACCAGCACATTGACAGTGATGTCCGCGGCGTCGTCCAGGTCCTTCGGGATTGGGACGGTGAACCCGAGGGCCTCCCCGACCGTGCAGTCGACGGGGATGTTGATGACTGTTTCCTTGTCCGCTAATTGCGCGAACCCGGCCACTGTGGTTGCCTGCTTGGTGAGCGCGGTTCCGTCCTCACGGGTGATCGCCGCGAGCGGGACGGGGATCGTTCCCTGCGCCGAGAGAAGATGCTGGTAGATCTCCTGCGTTGCCCCTTCGACCGTGGTCTCCGCAGTGAAACCCCCGGCATCCGCAATGGACACCGTCGCCGCGGTCGTGGAGAGCACGGCGAAGTCGATGATCTTGACGATCTGCCCGCTGGCCGTCGCCTCTTCCATCGCGACGCCGATCGCGGACCCCGCCGAGCTGTCCTTTACCTGGCCGGCGGCTGCGCCGTACAGTACCGCCCCGACCGCAAACGCCTCGGCCGAAACAGCCTCCTGTACAAAGTTCCCGGTCCTGCTGACGACGGACACGAGCGCACCGCTCGCAACCGCGTATTCCGTGTATCCGATATGCTGTTCGCCCGACCCGGCCACCTCAACCTGCGGGGGATCGGTCGTCGATGCGTTGGTCAACTTCACGCGAACCCGCGCGCCCAGCGCACCGTTCGCGGTAAACGTCGCTTTTCCTTCGGTCCAAGCCATGATTCGCCTCCTCATTTTCGTGAAAGGTTGATCGGCCGCGTCACCGTCGGCCTGGATTTACTACTCGGATTTCGGCTTCTGCTCTGCCAGATATTTCTCGTGCGCCTCGGGATTCGCCGCGGCCACCGCCTTGATCGCCTCCCCTCGAGAGCACTTCTTCTCGGCCTGATATTCGTCGACCAGGACCATGAAGGGCTTTTCCTTCTTCTCCGCACTTGGAAGAATTCCGTCCACGGCTACCGCCGGGACCGGCTTCACGCCTCCCGTTCGGATCTCCTCCAGCTTCTTGTTTCGGACCTCGTTCTCGGCCTTCACGACTTTCAAGGCCACGTCCGCGCCCGTGCTCTTGCCGTCTTTCTTCGCCTCGGCGACGATTGCCTCGTACCCGGGCAGCGCCGCTTCCTCGATCCCCTGAATCCGCAACCGCTCCGCCTGCGCGCCTTCCAACCGAAAGGCGTTGGCGATATCGGGACAGTTCTCGGAGATCCACTTCGAATCGATTTCCAGGGTGTCCTGGACCTCGATCACCTGCTCGCCCGCTTTCACCTTCATATCGACCTCCTCATTGTCGTCATGGCCCGCCGCGACGGCACCGGCCGCGGGGAGTCTGCCCGCCGTTAGCTCCCCGGCGGAAAGTTTGCTGATCAACTCCTCCATGGTCGAAACACCGTCGACCAAACCTGATTCCACGGCACGGCGGCCGATGAAGATCCGGCCATCGGCCATTCGCTGTAAAACTTCTTCCGCCGATACGCCCCTGTGCTTTGCAACCGCATCCACGAAAACCGAGTAGACGTAATCGACCTGATCCTGGATATACGCCTTGCCTTCCTTGCTCAAGGGGAAGTATTCAGAGGCGATCCGTTTATATTTCCCGGCGGTGATTTCGGTCGTCTTGATGCCCAGATTCTCGTCGAACTTCGAGAAATCGGTATGCGCCGCCACTATTCCGATTGAGCCAACATCGACCGTATCCCCGGAGATATACACGGCATCCGCCGCGCTGCCGATCCAGTACGCAGCCGATGCCATCATCCCGTCCGTCCAGGCGACGATCGGCTTCTCTCCTCGGGCTGAATGGATCATTTCGGCGAGCTCCGCCGTCCCATCCACGCCCCCACCGGGGGAGTCGATGTTCAAGAGAATCGCCCGGACCTTACGGTCCGCCATCGCTGCGGCGAATTGCTGCTGGATGTGGTAGGTGGAAATTCCACCGGAGATCTTCGTAAACAGGTTCATCCGTTTAGCGACGATCCCCTCTAACTCGATGATCGCCACGCCGCTGACCACATCGTAGGGCTTCGGCTCGTTGGCGAGCGGCCCGCCGATCTTCGCCTCAAGGACGGCAAGATCGATCTTCTCCCCCCGCAGGTGAGTCCGGTAGATCCCATGAATCTCCAGGAGCTTCTCGGGCTTGATCGCCCACGGGCTGGTAAGGACGTCTATGAGTCTCAACTGGCATCCCCTCCTTCGGGTTGATCTTCGTTCTGCGGCATGTCTTCTGGATTCATCGGCATCCCCTTCCCGTTTCCCTTCCCCGGCGTGGGTGGATTCGCCTCTACGGCTAAAAGGCCCGCTTCCCTGAGCAGCCGGCGCTCCTTCTTGATCTGCGGTATATTTCGCTCGAAGTCGCCGCCGGTGAGTTCTGCGGTCTCTTTTTCGACCGTCGACACGCCAAGGCTGACTCGCTTCTCGGCAGCGTCGATTTCCTTGTTCGGGTCGATCTGCCCGGGGGCCGGTCCTATCCACTCGGCTCCAAGGTATGCCTTCCGCAGCAGCGGATCCGCGAAATACCCCGGCGCCTTTATCCGCCCCAGGGCAACTGCCTCATCCATGAAATTCTCGTAAACCGCCTGACAGAAGTTCGCGGCGAGCCACTCCCGCCGAGTGCGGAAAAACCTCCATGCCTCAAGCAATGCCGCCCGAGCCGCCGAATAGGAGGCCGTAAAATGCTTGATCAGGACCTCGAAGGGAAGTTCAAGTGCTACGCCGACCTGCCGCAGGACCGCCATTACGAACGGGTCGAATCCCGTATTGGGTCGCGTCGGATTCGCACTCTGGATCTCCTCCCCCTTGGCGAGATTCAAGATCGCGCCGGAGGCGAGTTTGAAATCGTCGTCAGTCGTGGCCCCGCCGACTTCGCTTGTGGGTTCCATGGGGGAAAGAGAGGTCCCCCCGGTCTCGGATTTCACGAACACGGTGAACATCCCGGAGACCACCGCTGCCATAATCTCGGCCTCGGTGTACCGGTCGATCTGTTTCAGGGGCTCGATCACCGGCGCCAGGTACGGCACCCCCCGGCTCTGTCCGGGCCGCAGCGTTTTGAACAGATGGATCACGTTGCGGCGGCCGGTCTTGGAAAGCGCCGGAACGACGGTCCACGATCTTTCGGCGGTACGGTAGAGAGCCGAGCCGGGGTGCTGATTCATGACGTGGTAGGCAACCGGCGCCCCGTTGCCGTCCTTCTCTACCCCGCCGGCGAGTGTAGGGGTGTCGGTGACTGCATCCTTGTTGCAGACGCGATCTCCCTCGATCATCTGTAGCTTCAGCCCGTAGGGGGATCCAGGGCGCACGACGTTCGGCATCAGAACGAACACGTCACCGTTTTCGAGCGTCTGCCGCAATGCGAGCTCCTGCTGGTCCACCCCGCGCAGCGTCCGGGCAAGATCACATTCCGGGGAGTCGAAGAATAGATGCCACTCCCGCTCGGTCTGCGCCTCCCAGGCGTCGGCCGCCTCCTCGGTAAGTTTAAGGACGTCCCGGTCGATCTGGCTTTTGACTTTGAGGCCCGTACCCACGACGTTCGTCGTGACCGTGTTGACCGCGCCGGCTGCGAGCGGAGCATTGCGGAGCAGATCCCGACTCCGCTCCCGAAGATTCGGCAGATCATAGAGCACGACCGCGTCCGCATCCCCTTTTTGCGCCTGCCAGGACATCGTCGGCCGCCTGGTCGTCGATGCCCCGATGTAGGCACCGACGGCCGCCGCAGACATCCTCGCCCGGGCTCTGCCGTTCGCCCGCGCAGGATCCAGGAACCGGATCGCCCGGTCGACGATATTCTCCTCGATCGAGATGGTTTTGCGGCCTATCCTCGCCTCGAACTTCATACCGGCGTGCCGCCGTAGACCTTGATTTTCCGGGTGACGTTCGACTCTCCGGAAAGCTCCTGGCATTTCTTGTCCCAGAAGTCGATCTGCTGCTGAATCGCCCTTGCATCTGCGCGGGTAAGCGATCGGCCCCCGATGGTGTATGCCTGGCCGCCGGCAACAGCGGTCGATGCGGCAAGCCAGTTCGTAAGTTGCGCCTCTGCTTGGGCGAACGTGATCCCTGCCATCGATTTACCTCCCAATTCCCTTGCTGATGACTCGCCGGCCTCCCGGAACTGACCGATGTGGTGCGGCACCCTTCGTCAGCGCGGCCTCCCGGGCCTGGGCCTGGATCATCTCCGCGTACTGCTGCAGGTCCGGATTCAGGGCGATCAGTGTGGCATACGCGAGGACCTCGCAGTCCAACGCCTCATTGCGTTCCCTGGTTTTCTTCCAGAGAAACTTGATCTGCCCCTTCTCGCGGATCTTGATGAGGGATTCTGCGGTGAGCTGCAGGAAATACTCCTCGTCGACCGTCATCGGGAAATGCATGAACCCGGGACCCGGGGCCTCGAGCTTCAGGCGAGACAGGATCGTCCGTTTGATCGCATCCGTACCGATGATCCGCAATGGGACGTTTCCGGCGTTGTTCCTGCTCGGCCTGCCCACAGCCGGGATCCCCGTTTTGCTTCCCCCCTTGAACGCCCAGATCCGGCGGTCCTCCCGCGGCTTACAGAACTCGTAGACCTGCTGGGTAGCATGGCCGCCGGAGTCGATCCCCGCCGCCATGACGATCAGCGTAGGCCCCAGCGTGTGCCTGTATCGGCGCGACAGGACCAGATCGAGGTCCTGCCACGGCGCCGGGTCCGTTACCGTCCTCCCCGGGATAACCGCGTATTCCAGGAGCCAGGATTCTTCCCCGGGTGCCCAACCCTTGATCTTGACCTCGATGCGGTCGTCCTGAATATCGACGCCAGCCGTGATTGCGCAAACTCGCTCCGGGACCAGAGGCCCGTATTCTTCGCGCCGGGCGAGAAGTCCCGCTTCGTCCACGGTCGTGGTGTCCTCCTTCCACGTCTCCCCGAGGACGGTGTTCACGAAGACGCGCAGTTGCTCGTTGCTCTTGCTCCTGTGGGCCTTCAGGAACTTCCGAGCGACCTTCTCCCATGTGGTCCAAGGCGAATAGAGCGCCGAGATATGGAAGCCTGCGGTCCCCTTAACCCACGGTCTTGATGCAACCCACCGACCGCGCCGGACCATCCGGTGCTTTTCATGCTCGAGGATCTTGCCGCGGCAGAACCCGCACTCGTAATGGACATGGATGGGATTGCCGCGCTCATCCTTTTCCCACTTCACCCCGCCACGGAAAACTAAACGCTGGTACTTCCCACAACCCTTGCGGGGACAGGGAACCTCGTAGAACCGCTGATCCGATTCATTCCATTCGGCATCGATCCGTGAGATCTCATCAACCGTCGGGGTTGAAACCTTCACGCACTTTGCGTTCCAAAATGTCTCGGTCCGAACCGAACCAAGCTCGAGCGGATCCCCTTCTTCCTTTACGGACGGACCATATTTATCGACCTCGTCGAATAACAGGATTCGGATCGGCCTCGAGGCGAGATCCGCCGGGGAGTTCGCCGTGGCCACAGCTAGAATCCCCCCGGGGAACACCTTCTCCTGGATCGTATTCGAGGAGTCTTTCGACCGCGGATCGCCGACCTTCCCTTTGAGTACCGGCGTGTCCCGCAGCATCGGTGTCAGCCTGGACTTGCTCCAGGAGTTGACCATCTTGATGTTGGGCTGGACCACCAGGATCGGCGCCGGGTCCTGGTCAATATGGTAGCCGATGACGTTGAGGATGACTTCCGTGCCGCCTGTCTGGGCAGACTTCTTGAAGACAATCGTCGTGACGTCCGGGTCGGAAACCGCGTCCATGATTCCGCGGAGATATTCAGCCCGGTCTGTGCTCCACCTTCCCGGCTCTGCGCTTGCCTCGGGGGAGAGAACCCTGTGCCGGTCCGCCCACTCCGAGATCATCAGGTCCGGCGGGGGCTGCAGCACCATTGCCGCCGCCCGCAGGCTCTTTATCAAGCTTGCCGACGAGTCGGTCGAAATCGAAATTGCTGAGTTCAGATAGTGCCTCCCGCCCAAGATCCCGGAGGAGCTTTTCCCGGGCCGCATCTCCCGACAATGTTTTCAGTCGAAGAACGGCCTTCCGGGGAATCGCCTCTATGCGCGCGCCGAATGCGGTGAATACCTGCTCAAGCGCCTTGACGAGCAGCGGAGCCGAGATCAGTCCCCCGCGGGTCGTTGCAAGTTTGAGTTCCTGCGCTTCGGCCTGGGCAATCTTGAGCCGAATCTCCACTTCGCGAAGCCTGGGGTCCG